TGTTTTCAACGGCAGAAGCATTGCGTGGGGATCCACTAGTAGACTAAAAAACTCTAGTGTGTGGCGTCAAAAACAGCAAGGTGTGGCGGAAGGCGATAGTCCAGCAATGGCGCAGACTGCAAAACGACTAACTGATCCCAAGGATGGTGCTACTGCTAAACTTCGTGCCGCAGGAGATAAGCGTAGAGAAGAACACTTAAAAGGTAGAGATATTGCTAAGAAGAACGAAGCAATGTTACCTAAGAGTGCGTTTGCTGGCAGTGACAAGAATAAATTAGGTTCAGCAGGTCAGTGGAAGAATACTGGTCCTAGTAAGAATCGTCCAGCTAAAGCAGGAGACCTAGTTGGTGGAGCTGCTGAAAGTGTTAACGAAGATATTGATCGTATTTTTGCCTCACTAATTGATAAGATTATTGTAAATGAAGCAATATCGAATAACCAGCGCAGATCTTAATCCTAAACAGGATGACGACTGTTATCTAGCGCCCGACGATCCTATACACGATCTAATGCCTGCAAGTATGATGGGAGGTCTAGGATCAATGGAAGCACTAGCCCGTTATAAATCTACTATGGCGCAGCCTAATATAGGTAGTAATAAAGGGCAGATACAGAGAGAACAGGGAATACATCCCGGGACAGAAGAATGGTTTAAACTTTGGTTCGGTAAAAACAATAAATAACATATCATGGATCAGTTACAACAGTTAGCCAAAATAGCATTTGCAAGCACATACAGCTTTGCACTCAAGTCACAGAACTTTCACTGGAATGTAGAAGGCAGTGATTTCTTTGAATATCACGCACTTTTTGAGAAGATTTACGAAGAAGTGTATGGAGTTGTTGACGATTTTGCCGAAAATATTCGCAAATTAAAGACCTACACTCCAGCAAGCCTAGCTCGCTTTAGTATGCTTACTCAAGTCAAAGACGAAACCGAAATTATTCCCTTAGAAGCAATGGTTAAAGAACTGCTAGTCGATAATGAGCGTATGATCCTAATTTTAAAGAAAACATACGATGCTGCCGAAGCAGAAGGCAAGCACGGCTTCAGTAACTTCCTAGCAGAGCGCATGGACGCACATGAGAAGCACGGATGGATGTTGAGAGCCAGTAGCAAAGGTGGAGTACAGGAATGAGAGCTAAAGACTTTGTAACAGAGGCAGAAGGCAAAATTAAAAAACGCCATGCTGCCGTACAACAAGGTGTAACTATATCTCGAGACAAAGGTGGATATGACCGTACTAATCATATGAACCGCCTATGGATGGCTACTGCTATGGCTGATGGTAAGAGTAAGAAACCAGTAGAGATGGATTCTTACAGTTGGGTAGAAAAGTACAACACACAACATCCTTATACAGAAGAAGAATACAATATGTTCCGGCAGGCAGAAGCAACTGTACCTACGGACAGTAAAGAAGTTTTACCTTGGAGTAAGAGCGAAGAGCCTAAAGATACTCATAAGGTAAGTCCTACTAGTAATTGGATGAAAAAATGACTAAAGAATTCAAAGTTAAAAAATTCAAAGATGCCACAGTCTATACACTAGAAAGTGCAAGTGGTGGTGGAACTAGTGCAGGTGCTGTTGCTAGTGTTTCTAGTCCTGTAGGCGGAGTACAACGCAGAGCAAGTCTAGTTACCAGTGAAGAAAAGAAAGACGCACCAAAGCCTCGTAATTTTGTTGCAAAGAATGCCAAGATGGGCGGAGCAGGTGCTCACAAAGATAAAAAGAAAGATCAAAAGCAGGGTAAGGAAAAACATAAGAAGCCTTACATGGAAGAATTAAAAGATCGTATAGATGCGTTAAAACTAAAACTAGCTGAGAACAGCGATCTAGCCCAACAGATGATGGCAACAGCTAGATCTCTAGGAATGAACCCTCGTCTAAGAGGTACCCCCGATCAAGAGCGAGAGCGTACACAACAGATGCTAGCACAGCGTGCCAAGGATCGTGAGGAACAAGGCCGGCAAGCCGCTCAAGCAGATGCTGATAAACTTCCAGAACTTAAAGCCGAATATGCAGCAATGAAAAAAGAATACGAATCGTTGGGTGGCAGCAATTGGCAATACGCCGATAGAGAACAAAATTTATCTGATGCTGAGCGTAAAGCTCGTTCAATGGAGCCACAACTTCGCACACTAGCATCTAGAATTCACAGAGCAGAGCAAGGTGTGACAGAAGGCTTAGATCCGGCTCGTGAAAAAATAGGTCGTATTATTAACAAATACTTTGGTAAAATTTATGATGGCGGCGATGATGCATTAGATTATCTAGATAGTCATGCTCCTACCTATAGTCAAATAGTACACGGACAATATGAAGGTGACCTAGATAGTGCTATTGCTGAGCAACCTATTAAAATATTAAAACAAATTGCCTTTGAACTTAAAAATGTAGCCAGTGATATTCCTTACATGTTCGAACAAGGAGTTATGGAAGATGAATATCTAAATCATTTAAATTTTCTTCTAGAAGAAAAACAACGACTAGATCCTAGTTGTTGGAAAGGCTATAAGAAGCAAGGCACCAAGATGAAGGGCGGAGTTCGTGTAAACAACTGCGTACCTAAAGAAGATGTAGAAACACCTTCAGCGTTAGATAAATTTAGAAATAAACTAGCCAGTCAAGGTTATAGTTCGTCTCAGCAAGATCGCTTAAAAGATCGCGAACAGTTTAGACAAGACCGTGAACAAGATCGAGAGAATCACAGACAGGATCAAGAACGAAATAGAGAACGCCATCAAAATAGAATGGATGCCGGTCATGACACGGCACTTAATTGGGAACGAAACAGACAACGCAGAGACGATGCTCAAACACAGCACGAAATAGATTGGCTGGCATATAGATTAAAGAAAATGGATAGAGATGATGACGATTGGGAAAAAACTTTCGACATGTTGCGAGATCGTATCAACCGTTACCAATACTCGACTCAGAGAGATGTAGATCCCGAGCAACTGGCAGCAATAACCAATATTACATACAACCCTAAAAGAAAGAAATCTGATTTTGTACCAACCGATGAGAGTATAAATCGAAAAACTGACAGCAATGGTCGCACACAGGCGCAATGGATCCAGGCAGTTAACACTAAATTCCCTGATGCTCGAATCATGCAAGCAAAAATGCTCGACGGTCCTTGTTTTGCAATGCTACCTGATGGCAGAAAATTATCCTGGAAACCAGTAGAAGATGATAAACTAAATCAAAAATTTGATGTTATCGAATCTATGATTGAAGACATTGCTGCTCAGAACGGTGTAGATGTTGATCAAGTCTGGGAAGATGTTGAAAGTATCGACGATCAAGAATTACTAGCAGAAGCCGAAGCATGGCAAACAAGCAAAGGCAAGAGCAAAACTGGTGGACTAAACAAGAAGGGTGTAGCAAGTTATCGCCGCAGTCACCCAGGTAGTAAACTACAAACTGCTGTAACTACTAAGCCTAGCAAATTAAAGAAAGGTAGTAAGGCCGCTAAACGCCGTAAATCATTCTGTGCTAGAATGGGCGGAGTTAAAGGTCCAATGAAAAAGCCAAACGGTAAGCCAACCCGCAAAGCCCTGGCCCTACGCAAATGGAATTGCCACGAAGATGCATATGTGTTAAGTATGGCACAACAGGTATCGGAAAAATTAAATCCACAAGCCGATGTAGATGTGTGGGTGCAGGACTTTCAAAAAGCCGATCCGAACAAATATCACCAGTTTAAAAATAAAACTCCTCAAAAGAAGGCACAAATGGCTGTAGCTGCCCATTATGCTGCTAATGAACCTAGTAAGAAAAAATGAGACTCGTTGAGTTCGAACAGAGCGATTATGAAATACACAATCGCCCGAAGTTGGATAAAATCCTTCTAGAACTCTGCCACCACATGATTGAAGGACAGCGTATTGATCCAAACAAATACGGAATGGTTGCGGCCTGTGTCTTAGACCCCGAAAACCGCAGAGTCTACGGTGTGAATGAGGCGGCCGGAGACGGAAAAAGACGCCACGCTGAAAGAGTTGCCGCAGATCGTTATAAGGAACATTACGGTCCTATTCCAGAAGGCAGCATTATAGTCACAACACTAAGTCCTTGCAACGAGGATAAATCGGAAATGGCCGATGAAAGATACGGCGAGAGTTGTACAGACCTAGTAAACTCAACCGGTTGCCGTAAGGTTTATTGTGGATATATAGATCCTACACAACACAATGAACATGCCGAGTACACATTAGAAGAAACCGCAAATGGTAAAATCAAAAATATTTGCAAACGCTTTGCTAGTACTTTTCTGAACACAAAATAATTTGACAGATAGAGATCTGTACTATATACTAACACACACAAGGAGAATACCATGGGTAAAGCATTTGGCGCACCAGAACAAGCAAAAATCAAACAAATCGTTGCAGAAGGCATGACTGTCATGCAAGAAATTCAAGACCTAACTGAAGGGTTGAATGAAACAATTAAAGCTGTAGCAGAAGAACTAGAAGTAAAACCTAGCGTCATTCGTAAAGCAATCAAGATTGCACAAAAAGATCAATGGGATCAGGTATTCCGTGAGTTTGACGATCTTGAAACTATTGTTGACATTTCAGGACACGCAAACCGCCGTGACGATCAATGAAAGATATCTTAGCAGGCATATTTACATGGATAAAAGATGATTGGCGTTCTCATCCTTTCCGTTTTTTCGTCGAGCTGTTTGCTTGGGCTATTAGTATTGGCTGCTCGATCACAATGGCAGTCACAGTCCCTAGCCCGCCGCTTATGGTTTTATACCCTATTTGGATTACTGGCTGTGCTATGTACGCTTGGGCTGCTTACACTCGTAGATCCTTCGGAATGCTCGCTAATTATATTCTACTCACCACAATCGATTCAATCGGTCTGATTAGAATGTTGATTAAATAATATTACAAGTTAAAGGTTTGATCAGCCACAAATGATCATATTGGTATTTGTCAGCCGCAAATGACATAGGAGAAAATTAGTGAGTTATGTAGACGCGATTTGGGATCGCGAAAAAGACATCATACACGCTGTCGAGCGAGATCCTAAAAAGGGTAGATTGTATCAAACATATCCTGCCCGTTATCAATTTTACTATCCCGACCAACGAGGGAAGTTTAAATCAATTTATGGTGAAAGCCTATCAAAAGTTTCTGCAAAAAGTTGGAAAGAATTTATTAAAGAGCAGAAAATTCATTCTAGTCATAAGCTGTACGAAAGCGATATAAATCCTGTATTTCGTTGTCTAGAAGAAAATTATCTAGGTAAAGAAGCACCTAGGCTGAATGTAGCATTTTTCGATATTGAGGTAGACTTTGATCCAGAACGAGGCTATGCATCACCCGACGATGCGTTTATGCCAATTACTGCAATCGCTGTTCACCTACAATGGTTAGATACCCTAGTATGTCTAGCTGTGCCGCCGAAGACTCTAAACATAGAACAGGCTAAAGAACAAGTTAAAGATTTTCCTAACACATTTATATTCGAAACAGAGTATGAAATGTTAGATACATTCTTAAACTTAATTGAAGATGCAGATGTATTAAGCGGATGGAACTCGGAAGGGTTTGATATTCCGTACACGGTAAATAGAGTTACCAAAGTCTTATCTAAAGAAGATACAAGAAGATTTTGTCTTTGGAATCAATTCCCTAAGAAAAGAGAGTACGAAAAATATGGAAAAGCGGCTGTTACTTATGACTTGGTTGGTCGCGTTCATTTGGACAGTCTCGAGCTGTACCGCAAATACACCTATGAAGAACGCCACTCCTACAGGCTGGATGCCATTGGAGAAATGGAAGTAGGCGAAAGCAAGACTGTTTATGAAGGCACACTCGATCAACTTTATAACAACGACTTCCGTAAATTTATCGAATATAACAGACAAGACTGCGCTCTGTTAAACAAACTCGACCGCAAACTAAAATTCATCGACCTAGCTAATACTGTTGCACACGAAAATACTGTGTTGCTACAGACTACAATGGGTGCTGTTGCGGTTACAGAACAAGCTATTGTAAATGAAGCACACCATAGAGGAATGATAGTTCCTAGTCGGCCTCGCAGAGATGAAACTGCTAACAGTCAAGCCGCCGGTGCTTATGTTGCATATCCTAAAAAAGGATTACATGACTGGATTGGATCTATGGACATTAACAGTCTGTACCCTTCCGTCATTCGTGCGCTGAATATGGGTCCGGAAACTATTGTAGGACAATTACGCCCAGAATATACTAAAGCAGAAATCGAAGAAAAGACAACTGCTAAGGGATTAAGTTTTGCTGGTTCATGGGAAGGAAAGTTCGGTGCGAACGAATACGAGATGGTCATGAACCAAGATAAGGTTAATGATATTATAATCGACTGGGAAGACGGAACAACTGATGTAATGAGCGGTGCTCAAATATATGAGCTAATTTTTAACAGCGGTAAACCGTGGATGCTTAGTGCTAATGGCACAATCTTCACACACGAACACGAAGGTGTTATTCCGGGTCTTCTTAAACGCTGGTATGCAGAGCGTAAAGAAATGCAGGCAAAATTAAAAGAAGCAATTAAAGCGGAGAATAAGATTGAAGAAGAGTATTGGGATAAAAGACAGTTGGTTAAAAAAATTAACCTCAATAGCCTATACGGTGCTATTCTTAATGTTGGTTGCAGGTTCTTTGATGATCGTATTGGGCAATCCACAACTCTTACCGGACGGCAGATTGCTCGCCATATGGCCGCAAAAATAAATGAAGTAGTCACTGGAGAGTATGACCATGTAGGTAAAGCAATTATCTATGGTGATACAGATAGTGCTTATTTTAGTGCTTATAGCACTCTTAAGAATGAAATTTCTAAGGGACAGATCCCTTGGGACAAAGATACAGTAGTTCAGCTATATGATACTGTCGCCTCAGAAGTTAACGGTACATTCCCTCAATTTATGCTCGACTCTTTTCACTGCCCTAAGAGCCGTGGTGAAGTTATTAAAGCAGGTCGTGAAATCGTTGCTATTAAAGGCTTATTCATTACCAAGAAGCGTTATGCTGTGCTTTACTATGATAAAGAAGGCAAACGACAAGATGTAGATGGTAAACCAGGTAAGATTAAAGCCATGGGGTTAGATCTTAAACGCAGTGACACGCCGGAATTTATGCAGAAGTTCCTAGAAGAAGTTTTGACTAAAGTTCTTAACGGTGGTGATGAGCAAACTGTTTTAGATAGAATTATTGAATTTAGAACAGAGTTCAAAGCAAGGCCTGGTTGGGAAAAAGGAAGTCCGAAGCGAGCTAATAACATTACAGAGTATGAGGCTAAGGAAAAGAAATTCGGTAAGGCCAATATGCCCGGACATGTTCGAGCAAGTATTAACTGGAATACTCTAAAGCGTATGAATGGAGACAAATACAGTCAGCAAATCGTTGATGGTATGAAAGTTATCGTTTGTAAACTTAAATCCAATCCGCTCGGATTTACATCAGTAGCGTATCCAGTAGACGAACTAAGATTGCCTAAATGGTTCCAGGAATTACCATTTGATCATGCAGAAATGGAAACTGTTATCATTAACAATAAAATTGAAAATCTAATTGGTGTCCTAGAATGGGACCTAAATAGTACCACCGAAACAAACACATTTGGTAGCTTGTTTAGTTTTGAATAAAAAACTCTTGACTTTTTGCTACCGCCTAAATAAAATAAACAAAAGGACTTATCATGAAAGATATTTTACAAGACATAGTTAATCACACCAACAAACTAGGTTTCTTAAACATCGTTAAAGTAACAGGGGACGACAAGAAAACTGCAATCGATAGTATGGCAGATGACCGTAGTGTTATCATGTATGCAGAAACTAAAGATCCTCAACCTTCGATGCAGGGGATCTTTGGTATGCCTCAGCTCGAAAAACTACGCTATCTAGTAGAAGGAAAAGAATACCAAGACGGTGCAAAGATCGATGTTGTTACAGCAGATCGCAACGGTGAAATATTGCCAGTAGGGTTGCATTTTGAAAACAAAGACGGCGATTTTAAAAACGACTACCGTTTCATGAACACTGAAATTATCAACGAGAAACTAAAGACTGTTAAGTTTCGAGGAGTTAACTGGCATGTAGAAGTTGCACCAACAGTCAATGCTATTCAAAGGTTCCAATTTCAAGCAGGTGCCAACACAGAACATACAACCTTCTTAGCAAAAACCGACGGCGATAAACTTGTATTCACATTTGGTGACCAAAGCACACACGGAGGCGAGTTTGTATTTGCTACAGGAGTTACGGGAAAGATAACCAAAGCATGGACTTGGCCAGTTAACGCTGTTCTAAGTATTCTTAAAATTGCAGATGGTAATAACACTAAGATGAGTTTTAGTAACGACGGTGCTATGCAGATCGAATTAGATAGTGGTATTGCTAGCTACAAATATATCATTCCGGCAAACGCATGATAACAAGTATAATGGGCGGACAGTACATAACTGTCAGTCACAACGGTCAAACATACTACAACAATACCAGCCAACCAGCCGCTGGTATGTTGCGCTACCATAGCGGTGGTAGAGTTGAAGTATATGACGGATCTAGTTGGATAACTGTTTCAGGAAGTGCTAACATCACTCTCAACCCTGTTGCCGAACAGGCAATAACCTGGGCCATTCAAAAGCAGAGAGAAGAACAAGAGTTAGAAAAACTAAGTCAAAATCATCCTGCTATACAGGCCGCTTTAGAAAATCTACGCAGAGCAGAAGAACAATTAAAAACTACAATCATATTGAGTAAAGATGAACAAACAACCACCAGTTAACTTAACACCATTACAAAAAGACTATGCTGTATATTTGCCAGCCATTAGTTCTTTTTATAGTACCTATGTTGCTAAACAAAGGTTAGAAGAATTTGTACCCAAGGATCGTGTTCCTGCAGGATTCGACCGAGGAATTGAAGGTATGAATTTCTTAAACGAAGAACAAGGCTACTTTACCTATAAGTATGCTCTTTACTCTGCAGGTCATGCACAATTAGACATTGTTAAGGCACAGACACAAGAATCTATGATACAACAACGAGATCGAAATGGTACATTGATTTTAGGTGATTCAGGTGGATACCAAATTGGTAAGGGTGTTCTTAAATTCGATTGGTTGAACTTCGAAGGTGCAGAAGCAAATAAGACTCGTCAAAAGATTCTAGAATGGCTAGAAGCTACTGCTGACTGGTCTATGATGCTTGATGTTCCGACTTGGGCATGTGATCATATTCATAGTCCTAAAACAGGATTGAAAACTTTTGAAGATTGTTTAGATAAAACAAAATTCAATAACAAGTATTTCTTAGACAATCGTCTAGGTGCTACTAAATGGCTCAATGTTCTACAAGGTAGTGACTGGGATACCGCAGAACAATGGTATCAAGGTGTAAAAGAATTTAGCGATCCAAAAGGTCCTTACGCTGGCAAAGAAGCAGAAGGTTGGGCCTTTGGTGGTGCTAATATGTGTAAAATGGATATTACTCTTAAGCGTCTAATGACACTTAGAGAAGATGGTTTGCTGAAGGGCAAAAACTGGATCCACTTCTTGGGTACAGCGCAACTTGACTGGAGTTGTTACTTAACATTAATTCAAAGACAAATCAGGAAACACATCAATGAAGAAATTACCATATCTTTTGACTGCGCCTCACCGTTCATTGCAACAGCCCACGGACTTGTCTACACCAACGCAGTCCACACTCCCAAAAGGTGGAGCGTTATTATGGACAAAGCACCAGATAACAAAGCACTTGCAAAGTCCGACATCCCGTTTCCCTTCGAAAGCGAAATCGGCCGTAGGTTAACACTAGGCGACATTTGTCATTATGCTCCAGGTATGTTGAACAAAGTTAATAAAGAAGGTAAGACCTCATGGGATAGCTTTGCCTATGCTCTTATGATGGGTCATAATGTATATTGTCACATCGTGGCTGTTCAACGAGCCCAACAATTAATGGATATTGAGATTGCCAAAACTCAAAACAAAATTAATTGGAAGCACTGGAAGAAAGTAAAAACTAGTGACATGAGCGACGAATATAGTGACTGGGTTCCTCGCAATATTCTATATTTTGCCAACTTCATAGAAGATCTGTTTAATACAAAAAATAAAGCAGAAGCATTTGCTATGATCGAACAAGCTATTCCCTTCTTGAAGAGTCTTGAAGGTGCTCGTCTACAAGGAGGGCCTGCGCAAAATACTTTTGGTAATCTGTTTGAAGTTGAAACAGTAACTGACCAAGATGAAATTGATCTTGCTAACCCAGACGATGACGATTTGAGAGCTCTAGAAGAAAGCGTAACAGGAGAGTAATATGTCCCACTATCGTATCACTCCACTTGAAAAGAAAAGTATTGAAGTTTTCTACGAACTATATCGTCAACATCCCGAAACTGGTGCTGTACAATGG